TCGCTGTCCGGTATGCCTTCCATCTTTCCCATGCTGACGTGTCTAAACCTTCCATACTTACCCCACTAACTCAAAATTTTGAAACGTCGCAGCGTTGGCTTTCGACCACCGACAGGCACTAGCATGGCGCTCTATACGTTCCATTAAAACGACCGCCCTTGTATATCTTCCAGTCATCATGTACGGGCCTTTCCACGCTGAATCTATACCGCTGTTCCGAGCGACATAGCAACTGTCAGCACTTGAAAGCGGCAGCCTGCTGAATACGGTCGGATCGAGCATTCGCAATCCATGCAATTTTGTGCGCGGTATTCCGTCCACATCGCAAATAACTTCCATCGCCTCGCTCATCCTTGACCACCATTTTCCATCTCCCACAGTCGCAAATTGCCCTGACGAACCTAATGCCACTCGCGGAAAACTTAACAACTTTTCCAATCTTTCTAACGATTCGTGCATATGCCACACCGGCACCGAAACCGCTTGATGCAGCGGCCAATCCGCTATCAACGCATCATTGTCTGCCTCTGTTCCATCAATTACATCGGGAATAACGCACCAATCCACACACGGATGCCGCACCCACAAAGACGCCCATTCCACATACCCGGTAAAATCGTATTGCTTGCCCTGCCGCCATGCTGAAAACGCCCCGTTATCAAGCACAACCGACTGGCATACTTCTGCGGCTATTTCCATCTGGTCTGGTCGTTCAAAACTGACCATGCAATGTTTTGCCGTAAACGACTTGATCATATCCGCGTTTGGCGTGAACGGCGTCCCGTGATAGTGGATCATTTGACGTGCTTCCAACGCTTGCCTGCCAAAACGTGTTTTACGGCAGTTGGTGTAATGCCAAACTTTTTTGCCAACGCTTTGTTGGTTAAGGTTCTGCGTAACTTCAATGCTTGACGCAACTGACTTACTACCTCTGAGGTCATCGTTGCTTTAGGATGTTGCTCACCGATATATGCCATGTTCTTACCTATCTGTGGTTAAAACCCTGATGACTGATGGTGAATCCGCACGGCAAAGACGGAGTACGCCTATGCTAGTTCGTGCGGAGTTGATGACTGACGGAGCCATCCGCTGTCGGCTACTTTTACGGTTTCCCGTTGCCATTCACGCTTCCCGACTTACGCCGCGTGCCTACAGGCTGGCTGCCCCGGTGTAGGTTTAAGGTTCCCTGCGCGTTGGTTTCCCGACCAGAGTTCCCGAGCATTTGGGGTGGGCTGTTGACAGACCGTTTCCCCCGGTCTATCTTGGCGTCACTCCACTTAGCATCCCGAGAGTAGGGCCATCCCCCCGCCCGCGTCAAGTCCTCACCCCCAAAGGTGGGGACTTTTCGTTTCTGGCCTCTGTAACGGCCTCACAGACGATGCGGATAACCGCTTGCCATTCCCTTGCCTTGCGCCGGGATGCCCGTGCAGAGGCTCTCCGTGCGTCTATACGCGCCCAATAGTAAGCGCGGTGGTAGGCGGTACGGCTCACAGTTCGCTGACCTGTTGGATGCGCTTACCGATCCACGCCATGACCGGCACCGCCATGCTGTTGCCCAACGCCTTGTAGCGTGGCCCGTCTGGGCTTTCCGGCTTCTTGCGCCACGGGATGTTGGTGTAGTTGTCGGGGAAGCCTTGCAGTCGCTCGCACTCAACGGGCGTGAGGCGGCGGACTTGCATGGAAGTCATCACCGTCGGCCCGCTCGCGTTGACGCTGCTGCCCGGCGTGCCAAGCGTTGCCGCGACATCGCCCGTAATCGCGCCGTTGTAGCAGTCGGTGCCATAGACCGGCTGCGCGACCGCCGCTTGTTGCGACCGCGTGAGACTATCGCTAATGCTTGTGTCTCGGCTTTTGCTTGGCAATTGCGACGCTTGCGCGTTGTGGTGAAATGCAACCGGCTGCGCGACCATGTTGCAAGTTTCCCAGTCTTGGCGCTTCATCTCTGTAGTTGTGATACAGCGCGCAACGCCGTCGCCAGTGCTGCCGGTAATGTCTTTCCGCGCTTCTCTGCTCGGCGGAGTATCCCGGCGCACGCTTTCGCGCTCAAAAAGAACCGCTGCGGCACAGCGCCAGTCTCCAAGGTATCCGACAACGAACACACGGCGGCGTCGCTGGGCCACTCCGAAGTACTGAGCGTCCAAAACCCGGTAGGCGAACCCATACCCGAGTTCTGCCAACATTCCGAGGAAGGTTCCAAAATCCCGTCCTCGGTTAGACGACAAGACACCGGGGACGTTTTCCCATACCAGCCACTCGGGCCTATATCGGCGAGCAATTGCGCCGTAGGTGAGCATGAGGTTGCCACGCGGATCAGCCAGTCCTTTTCGCAATCCTGCAACGCTGAAGGATTGGCAGGGGGTTCCTCCCACAAGAAGGTTGATTGGTTCATTCGGCCATGCCTCGTATTTAGTCATGTCCCCGTAGTTAGGGACGGCGGGATAGTGATGCTTTAGGACGGCACATGGAAACGGCTCTATTTCGCTGTACCACGCTGCTTTCCATCCAAGCGGATGCCAAGCCACGGTAGCCGCCTCAATGCCGCTGCAAACGCTGCCATACCTCATGGTTTGGCGACCTTGCCAGCCTGTAACTGCCAAAGGCGAGCATCTGGCAATTTGCCCGCCTTGACCCATTGCTGGACTGCGGCTCGAGTAACCCCAAAAGCCTTGGCAACAGCATATTGGGAACCATATCGCTTGATTAGTTGCTGTGGTTTCATAATTTGTAGGATAGGGGGGTTGACATAGCCTGTCAAGGCAACTATCCTATCAGCGTTGACAGACACAACCGCTACCACAAACAGGAGCCACCATGTACACCTTTGAAACCAAAATCTACGCCCTTGGCGTCTATTGGCAAGCCGAAGTTACTTACGCGCTTGACGAAACCATTGACATTGTTGATGTCTGGCTTTTCGGCTGTTACCCCGAGGGCTGCGAGTCAGCGGCGGTAAGCCGCAACGATTACGACCCGTGCCGCATTCGCGCTGACATTGGCTACCTCGAGCCGACCGAGTACGACGAACTTATGCGCCGCTGCAAGCGGCATTTAGTTTGGGCAAAGGTAGCTGCCGAGGAATCCATGTATGAATAAGCAGCAGTCGCTCTGGCCCGTCGCCATCCTGCTCATCGTGATCTACGCGCTCGCTTGCTACGTCGAGCCGTGTGACGGTCATTCATGCGATGCGGAGGTGGTCGATGGACGATAACGACGATGGCTACAGACAACAGCAAGAACACGAACAACAACAGTACGAGGAACAACACAATGCAAAGTGAGACTATTGGTGCCCTTGCAACGGCACTTTCTAAGGCGCAAGCCGACATCACAGGCGCGCTCAAGGACAGCAGCAACCCGTTTTTCAAAAGCAAGTATGCTGACCTTGCATCGTGCTGGGACGCCTGCCGCAAGCAGTTGGCGGCAAACGGTCTGGCGGTGATCCAGACGACTGACGTCACAGACAGCGGGGTTGTGTTGGTCACAACGCTTGCCCACAGCAGCGGCGAATGGATGCGCGGCGTGCTGCCTATCGTTGCCAAAGACAGCGGCCCGCAGGCCCAAGGTTCTGGGATCACTTACGCTCGGCGCTACGCACTTGCCGCCATCGTTGGTCTTGCACAAATTGACGACGATGCCGAGGCCGCGCAGGCGCGTGGCACCAAGCCAGACCCCAAGGTGCTTGACCAAATCGCCGCTTGCGACTCCGCAGACGCTCTCACGGCGTTGTTTAAGTCGCTGCCGATGGATGCCCGCCAGTTGCACATGGACGCTTTCCAAACCCGCAAGAAGGAACTGGCGTGATGGAACAGCGTACTGACGACTGGTTTGCCGCCCGGCTTGGCAAGGTCACAGCCTCCCGCGTTGCCGATGTCGTTGCCAAGACCAAGACTGGCTACAGCGCGTCCCGCGAGAACTACATGGCCGATCTGATCGTGGAGCGACTGACCGGCCAGAAGGCCAGCAGTTTCACGAACGCGGCAATCGAGCGCGGCATTGAGCAAGAGCCACACGCTAGGGCCGCCTACAGCGCCCGTACAGGCGAGTTGGTTGAGGAGGTGGGCTTTATTGACCATCCGGCCATACCGATGTCAGGGGCGTCCCCTGACGGTTTGGTAGCCGAGGGACTGGTGGAGTTTAAGTGCCCCAACACGTCCACCCACCTTGAAACGCTGTTGGCCGATGCCGTGCCGGGCAAATATGTCACCCAGATGCAGTGGCAGATGGCTTGTACTGGGCGACCGTGGTGCGATTTTGTGTCGTTTGACGACCGGCTGCCAGCGCATCTGCAAATGTTCGTCAAGCGCGTCCAGCGTGATGACAAGCGCATCGCGGAACTGGAAACCGAAGTGCGTAAGTTTTTGGCTGAAGTTGATGAAAAAGTAACCAAGTTGAAGGAGTTAAATCGTGAGTAATTTTGACCCAAACCTGTCTGGCGTGCTGTTCAAGAACGACAAGAAGGGCAACGAAAAGCGCCCCGACTATCGTGGCTCGTGCGTCATTGACAACGTGGATTTCAACATCAGTGCGTGGATCAAGGCGAGCAAGAAGACGGGCGACAAGTTCATGTCGCTGCGCTTCGAGCCGAAGCAAAAGGTGGAGACCCGTCCGCGAGTGATGGACGAGTCGCCGGTTCCCGATTTTGACGACGATATGCCGTTCTGACCATGAAAATCACACTCAAAGAACCCCTGCGGGTGTTTATTGGGTACGACAGCCGGGAGGACATCGCCTATCGTGTCGCCCGACAGTCGCTTCTTGACCATTGCAGCGTCAACGTGGAGGTGACGCCGATCAAGATGGAGGAAGTGCGTGCCGCTGGTCTGTACTGGCGGGACATCGACCCTCTGTCATCAACCGAGTTCAGTTTCACGCGGTTTCTGACCCCGGCACTGGCGGGGTACAAGGGTTGGGCCGTGTTTTGCGATTGCGACTTTTTGTTTCGCAAAGACCTTGCTGAAGTCATCTTCTACGAGTCGGGGCAGTATGCAGTGCGTGTTGTGCAGCACAACTACCGCCCACCAGAGGCGTACAAGATGGACAATCGCATTCAGCACCAGTACCCGCGCAAGAACTGGTCGTCGTTCATGCTGATGAACTGCGGTCACGAGGCAATGAAGGCGCTATCACCGCCGATTGTGAACACTGAAAGCGGTGCGTATTTGCACCAGTTCAAGTGGCTGCCGGACGAACTGATTGGACAACTACCCTTGACCTTCAACTACCTTGAGGGCTGGAACCAGCCGGTAGACGAACCTGATCCGGTAGCCGTCCATTTTACCCGTGGCGGCCCGTGGTTTAAGGATTGGGTAGACGTTGAGTATGGCCGCGACTGGCTTGAGGTCAGCAAGCGGGTATGAAGCGCATCTTCCCTGTCGGTACGCCCGTTGAGCAAGTGGTAAAGGCTGTTGAGGTCATGTACCGCAATCTGCCGCAGAAACCGTTTGCGGTTACGTTAGAGGTGTGGAAGAAGCCGCGCACCAATCAGCAGAATGCGTACCTTTGGGGCGTCGTTTACCCCGCCGTTATTGAGGGCGGCGGCGAGGCGCTGGCCGGTTGGACGCGGGACGACCTGCATGACTACTTCCTTGGCGAGTGTTTTGGCTGGGAAACGCTGGAAGGGTTTGGGCGTAAGCGACTGCGACCGCTCAAGCGATCATCGACCATGACGAAACAAGAGTTTACCGATTACTTGATGTTTATTGAGGCCAAGTGTGCCGATATGGGCATTGTGATTCCACAACCTTACGAGGGCGAAACATGACACAGACAGAAATGATCCGCGCTCACCTTCAATCTGGGCGTGACCTAACGCCGATTGACGCATTGAACCATTATGGATGCTTCCGACTTGCGGCACGCATCAAAGAGTTGCGTAATCAAGGCTTGCCGATTGAGACACTGACCGAACAGCGCGACGGCAAGGCATGGGCAAAGTACCGGCTTGTTGGACAGATGGTGCTGTTGTGAACCTACGCAAAGAGGCCAAAGGCAGAGGCTGCATGGTGCGACTGCCCGACATCTGCAATCACAACAGCGAGACCGTTGTGTTAGCGCATATCCGTATGCCGGGGGTCAGTGGAATGGGACTGAAGGCCGACGACTTGCTCGGCGCGTGGGCGTGTAGCGCATGCCACGATGCAATCGACCGCCGAGCGCATACCGACCTTGACCGCGACTATGTACGCCTTGCACACCTTGAGGGCATGGTCAGAACCATTGCACAACTGCGAAAAGAGGAGATTATCTGATGCCAGTGGGAGGAATGCCGCCGCCTAGTTTGCGGCAATTGCTGTTTGTGTTGTTGTTGCTGGCCGGTGTGATTGGAGTGCCGGTTGGGCTTGTGATTTGGTTGGCCGTGACGGTCATGGAGTGGTTAGCATGAAACGACTTATAAAGCGATTACAGCGGGCTTGGAAGCACGACTGGCGTCACGTCCCACCCCCCAATTGGGCGTGTTCCAGACGGCGTACAGGAGGGTTTTACTGGTGAAATACAAGTGCAGCAAGTGTGGCAAAATCGTCGAGCGTGACAGCGCCTCAGCATGGATCAACAGTTTCTGTACGGCATGGGGGCGGGTCACTCGGCTCGTGCGGGTCAAATGACGTGGGATAACCGCGTTTTTGCGGCGCTGGCCGATATGCGCGAGGCAGGGCTGTGGGATCAGGCCGATACCCTTAGCCGTGAATTGCTAGCCTGCTATGCCGAGATAACGGCACTACAGAGGCGGCTTAACACCTACCGTGAGGCTTCCTTAAACCACCGGCCACCGCAGCGCACTACGCCGCCGAGCAAGTCGTTGACGTCGGGGTGGACACAGCCGTAGCCCTCGCCGTTCCACGGGCACAGCCAAACGCACTTGCGGCACATCGCAGGTGCCTGCCACATTACACGCTCACGCCGCGAAACCATGCTTTCCCCTCATGCACCGCAACTAATTCCGGTTCCAACAACCGGCCATCGCGGAAGGTCAATACAACAAACCCTGACGCCCAATTCAGCGGGCCAGCCTCAACGTAAGTGAACTGCGGCCCCTTCGGCTCAGCCATCGTCCCACAATCCACGCCGAATCTGCGGCCCCTATAATCAGCCCACGGAGTGTACTGCAACTTGTGCAAGTGGCCGTGAACGTAATGCGTACCGGCTCGCAATGCAGAATTGTAAGCGGCGTGTATCCCACCGGCTACAGGTCGATGGCGAATTACCGTCCACCCGTATTCTTCAGCGTTAAGGTGAATCGCCCACCCCGCACGCCATCGAGGGAGGTAATCAATCAGCGTTGAACCCGGCATTTCTTCTAGTTCGGGTGCGTTGGCGCTGAGATAGGTCTCCATGCGAGCGTCATGGTTGCCGATGGTGCGTAGCAATTTCGCGTTGCCCGCCGCTCGTTCGATTTCAGCGCAGCGATCCTGCACAGCGTAAATTTCGTCCTTCAGTTCAGGTTGCTTTTCCCACATGATGCGGGCGTGGCGACTGATCCGCGCACCGTCCAAAATGTCGCCGTTCAGCACGACCACATCGGGCTTGAGCGTTTTGGCGAGTTTGCAGAACGCTTCATGCGCTACCGTAACGACCCCCGGCCAGTAATGGCAGTCTGATGCCACCATCACCACGCCGTCGTGCAGTTCTAGGTGCATTTCAGACTCGTACCGCCGCGCACGTTGTTCTGCGAGCCGGTTGGCAGCCTGTCCTGCCTCCGCCTTCACACCCGTCGTGCAAGTCGGCGGAACCTTGCTAGGCAAGGCTATGCCGTGTCGTGCCTCAAGCGAGCGCCTGCGTTGGTGTACGCTTCGCACCGGCAGAGACAGTGCTTCGGCTACTTTTTTTGGCGATCCGTGACGCACCCATGCGTCGATGAATTCTTCGTCGGTAAACCTACGGGGCACGAGTCACCTTTATCCCTAACGACTTGCGCCGCTTGTCGGTTTCCTTGTCGTCACGAAACGCTCGCCATTCCAGATGCCCGTCCACAAGCCGGATTTCCTCCTTGTGAACGAGGGCGCAGTCACAGCACTCAGTGTGGGTATACCCCTTAACCCTGTACCATTTGCCTTCTTCCATCTGCACAACGGTCATTTTCTTCATAGCAACGCCGCCTCTGCTTGCCGCCGACGTACAAGGCCGGGCAGCACCTTGCCGCCGCCCCTGATCCATTTCTGTAGTTCCACCTTCGCCCCCTCAAAATCGTCCTCGTTGACTCGCTTGCGTAGGGTACTAGCGCGATACCGTGCCACCCCGAGGTTGTAGGCAAAATCAGTCATCGCCGCGAGCGCACGAGGGTTTGCAATCAGTCGGGGCGAGGCTTTAAGCACCCCCGCCATATAGTTGTTGCGTAATTCCGACACCAACCACTCGTTTGCTAGTTCCACGCTGATTGAGGCATCGTCCATCGTGACTCGCGTGCCGTCGGGCTTCCAGACGGTGCCATAGCCGATTGTGGGATACCCGGCAGGGCAGATATAGGGCTTTGCCCTAAAGCCCTCAAATCGCCTGCAAAGGGTTGCAGCGAGGTTTACTGCTTCGTCCGTTCCCATACGCGCCCCGTAAACCAGAACGTGAGCAACATTGTCATGGTAGACATATCGTCCGCCGTCCACGAGGTCACTAGCAGTTCCTTCCAGTCGCCCCCTTGCGATACGGCCACGCTGTACCCCGCCACCTTGACCGCTACATAAAGCGCCACAAAGACGTAGGTGATGATCGGGCGCACAAGGGCTGAAATGGCCGATACCACTTGGCCCGCAGCCTGTGCGGTGGCGGACTGTTCGCGGATAGCCTCGGTCATGGCGGTCAGTTCAGATATTTGCATCTGCGCTTCGGTCTGGCGCATGGCGATTTCGCCCTTGACCTGTGCAAATCGCATTTCGGCTTCAAGCATCGCCAGTTCGTGTTTTTGTTCGCCCTTCTGCGTGAAAAACTTGAGGGCTTCGGGGGCCAGTCTCAGCAAGCCCCCAAACAGTCCACCGAGCAGCGTTTCCATCACTTGTCCGCCTTGGTTTCCAATCGGTCGAAGATTTTGCCAAGCATTTCTTTCACTTCCATGATGTCGTGCTTGTAGTCGGCCTTGGTGACGTAGTTGACCGGCATCTGCCGCACGTCCTCGTCAAGTCGCTCAATTGAGCGGGAAATGTTGTTCAGAATCCACCCGCCAAACAATCCAGCCACGCCGACGACGATGTTAAAAAGCAGTTGCGTATCCATGTCACGACTCCGGCTTGGGCAGCAACGGCTCAACCTGTGCCTTGAGTTTGGCGTAAAGCGGGAACGCGCCCTGCGAGGTCGGGAGCGAACCCAACAGGTTCACGATGGCAACGGCTTCCTCAACGGTCACTTTCAACTCAACTTCCACGGTTCATCTCCCGGTAATTGTGGATAACAACCCATGCAAACACCACGCACCCGGCAAGGGTGATCTGCCAGACGTCGATCCACCACAGCACCCATACGCCAGCGAGTTTGACGATGACCATGACGGTTAGCGGGTCGAAGCGTTTGAACAGTGCCGCGAGAAGCGGGTTGAGTTCACGCCCGCCCTGCTCCAACACTCGCACGGTGGTGTAAATGTCAGCGGCTTGCAGCAGGCAGAACAGAATCAGTAGTGCTGTGTTCATCACGGCCCCGCATCGCGCCAAGCGCCGCCAGAGTAAAAGTACAACTTGTTGTTCGTGGTGTTGACCACAATCGGGGCCATGCCCGTGATGGCAGTGGGTGTCCCGATGGGTGTACCGGCGCAAGTCGGGACGTAGAGGAAGCCGTCCGTCGCGGTGGTGGCGAGGGCTGCGGATGCACCTGCGACGATGTTGCCTGCGTCGGTGATACGCATACGCTCTGTCCCGGCTCCCTCTGATCCGCCGTTTGCAAAAATAAGCGCCGATGCGCTTGACGAAAAGGTGTGCTGCAAAGTGGTTCCGTTTGCATCGCCATAGATAACAAATCGCGGGTTGTTGGTGCCATCAGTTGAGCGAAATGCAGCCGTCACCCCATATGAGGCGCGGTTTACATCAAGGCGATATGACGGACTCGCCGTGCCTACACCAAGATTCCCCGACACATAAAGGTTGGTAAACGCATTGCTGTTGAGCAACTGGAATCGCGTGCCGTCGTACACAATGACGACAACTTTGCCGTTTGTAATATCGCCCGCCACAAGCGCCGTAGAACCGTCCCGCGTAACAGACTTAGCGCCGAGGGAGTCGATGTTAATCGTCACAGCGCCCGTGTTATCGCCTGCTGCAACGAAATAGAACATCTGACCGGCAGAATAAGAGGTCAGCGCAGGCACCATCGCAGCCGTAATCGTGTCTGTGCCGGTTACTGACTGTAGCAGTTTGGCGGTGCTGCCCTGCACCTGCGACAAGTTGGCAGCGTCAGTCCCGGCAGTGCCCGCAGCAAGGCCCGTGATCTTGTTGTTACCCATCGGAATGTTGGCCGTGGGCGTGGTCTGTCCGTCCTTGGTAATGCAAGTGGACAAGCCGTTGGCAAGGTCAGCCGTCAGAGCGTTAAACGCCGTGGCCGAAATGACGGTGTTGGGGACGACAGGCTGACCTGCCGTGTTGATGACGAAAGTTCCAGAGCCGTTATACGCCATTTACCTATACCTCGGTAATGTCATAAAAATTGTTTTACTCGTTTGACGCAGCAACGCCCATTGACTGCACAAATCTCACAACAGATTCGCGTTCTTGTGGCGTTAATTTGCGTCGCGCTGCGCGCTCTGCGTCTCGTAATGCTTGTTGAATTTGCGTCTGTCCAGTCAATACATTACGAGCGACTTGACCTGCTTTCCCTTGCATATAAGGCAAGGCACCAACGCCTAGTGCGGCAGCGGCTGCGCTTTGCGTTGCTGGGCCGCCAATTGTTGCGGCTCCGCCTGCGGCTAGCAAAGCGGCTAATTGACGGCCTGTAGGCGGCTGACGAGGCCCAAATACATCAGTGGCGGCGCGAGACACATCACGCATTCGGCCGCCGCCAGCAGCATACCCCATGCGCGAGGTCGTGCCTCCCCTAACGGCTTGCGAAAATTGCGCCGGAGTAAATCCTTCGGGGCGGTCAGTAGCGCGATACAGCGCATCCTCAATAACCTTAAAATTGCCGTATTTGGCATCAATCGCACGAACTTGCTGCACCACATTGGGTGGCAACTGCGAGTCCAGCGAAGCGGTAATGCGCTGCTCTGCGTTAGACAAAATGTCATCCGCGCCTAATGGAGCATTGGGGCGACTGCGAAGATTACGTATTTCCGCACGGATACGCGACCGCATGGCAAACAAATCATCGCTTGTCAATCGAGCGCCAAGCCCTCGGATGCTAGACAATTCGTTGTTTAGCACTGAAGCGGCATATTTGCGCCCTTCGTCCGTTCCTTTAGCCGTGCGCGGAACTTGCAACGCTTGCGATAGCGGCACATCCGGCCCCGTCGCAGGGCGAATGACAGGCAACATCGGATACCCTTTGCCAATGTCATATGCTTTTTCGTAAGCGTCAGCGAGGTCTTGAAACATGGCTTGCGGGTCTTGTCGAGGCTGCAAGCGCACGCCGGGCGGAGCGGCCTCTTGCGCGATGACATTTTGCGTCTGCGTCCATCCGCGCCCACGAGCCTCGCGAATTTTGGGGCCAATAACGGGCAATCCTTGCAGCACTTCCTCCATCATTGCCCAATTGCCTTCTGGGTTCATTTGCCCGGGAGTCAACTCAATTCCTTGCCGACTTAATCGACGAGCATTTGGGGTCATTTCCATGCCGCGACTTAATATTTGTGCAACACGCTTGGCGCTTGGCAATGCCCCGCCAAGTGCGGAACCCATTAACGCGCCCTCCATCCTGTTTCCCGGCCCTGCGGCAGCAGCGCCTTGCGTTGCGCCTTCCGTAACGCCAGCAAGAACGCCGCGAGCAGGAATGCCAAGCCGCCCAACAGCGGCTCCAGTTCCCACCCCTAACGGAATTAACGCCGCCGTTTCACCAGCAAACTCACCAACATTGCCAGGAAATCCTTTTGTAATTGGCGCGGTTTGTTCTTGCGCTTCACGCACTCGCTCTGGAGTTGTTAATCCAGCCATTTCGCCAACATTCAGTGCTAAATTCCTTGCGCCTGCACCAAACCCATACCTAAACCGCTCCATTCCCGTAAGCGGCCTCATGCCTCCGCTTTCCGCGTCAATGACAAACGGCGTTGGCCCTCTTGCGTCTGATGGGAGCGATGGCGTTGTATGAGTTAACGCTGCGGCCTCTGCGCTGTCCCGTCTAATTGGCGCCGGGTTTTTGGCAAGGTACTTGTCAGGGTCAAAAGCCATTAGCGCCGCCCTCCTAACCTTGATTTAATTTCTGCGGCTCTTGGGTCGTTTGGGTTTGAGTTTGCCCAATTCAACGCCTCTATATCGTCTTTGTTTAACGGACGCGATTGATTGTATTGAGAATACCAATCGTCAATGGTGGATTCTGAAAGGTTAATTTCATCGTTCCACAACCGATCAAGCGTTTTTAGCGCAGTTGTTACAACTTGCTTGTTATCAAGATTGTCCAATATCTGTTGACGGGCGCGCAGCGCGTCTTGATCAGTTTGCGGGCCTTTAGCGCGAGACAAAATCATATTGACTTGCTCGGTAACAAACCGATCAAGTTCGTAATAACGATCATAAGCCGGACGATTTTCTTCGTCATATGCCTCATCGCCACCAAGCGCCCTTTCTGCCGCATAAACAACGCTTGCACCTTTATATAACGGCAACTTCCCGCTTTGAATGTCGCTTATAAACTTATTGGTGCGTTGCGATGCAATGGCAAACTGACGAGAGTTGTCTTGCTCGGCAATAATGTTATTTCTTGCCGCTAACGGCATTGTCATTGGGCGATTAGGGTCTTGCGGGCCGCCCGGGATTGGCTCTAGTTCGCCGGTTTCGTTGTAGCGATAGCCAGATGGGGCTTTAGTACGCCCTTCTGCTTGCCCTGCTTTTGACTTTTGAAAAGCCAGTCTTTCTTCTTCTATGCGTATCTGCTCTTTTTGATACGGCGTCATTTCCTCTGGCGGCTTCGCTCGCGGCTTTATACGGCTGATGTCGCCCGTGCGTTGCGCTTCGGCAACAGACGCCATATCCACTTCGGCAGGATTGATTGCTCCAAGTTTCAAATCTAGTTCACGCGGCATGGTTTTTTCGTACTGCGTTGCCGCAAACTGCTGAACCATCGGGTTTGTGCTTTCAAACCCTTCCAATGCTCGCGCACGCCGCTGCGCCAAGGTCAGCGGGCCGCCAACTTGCATTTGCAGCGGATCGGTCATAGACGCTCCAACAACCTGCTGATTGGGAGCGGCGATCGCGCTTGCTGGCGTGTATCCAACGCGCCCAGACGCATCAACGCTTGGAGTCGGCATTTCCATTGCCGCAACGTCTGCCGTGCTAACGGTTTTGCGCTCCGGTTCAAACGAACGAATGTAATCTGCAAACTCTGTGCGCCCAGCCTTTTCCGCCGCCTCTCCCGCCTCACGCGCCTTTCGCATTTCGCGGCCACGCAGATACCCTTCCAGCGCCTTAACGACAGGGGCGGCTTTTGGGATCGGTGCGCCTTGATATTGGCCGGGGTCGTATGCCTGCTGTGCAAGCATCTCCGCCATTATTTCGCGGCGTCGAGCCTCGGCTGCTGCGCGCTCGTATTCAGTCGGCAGCGTGAAGGTCTGCACCTTGCGGACTTTTTCAACGGCCATAGTCAAACGCTCCTCTGTCCTGACCTCCTTGCGGGGTCGTCATGCCGGGACTGGCCGGTTTGCGTGGCGGGTAGGTGTTAAGGAATTGCTTGGGTGCCGGGGCCGACGTGGCCGCGCTCTGCGATACCTGTAGCATCTGTGCGAGACGCTGGCCTTTGTTGTTCGGCGTATAGGAGTTGTCGTACATTTAAAGCATCCCGTAGTTGACCATTTTGTAACCAGAGCCATGCGTAGTGACGGCTTCTGGCAGCACGGTTTCCACTTCGTCAGCCATAACACCGCGCTGACGCTTGCCGAAAATGTCGTACTCGTACACGCCAATTCCAAGTGGGTGCGTGCCGATACGAACGATGTTGGATTTAAGGCGGCGGTCAGAAAACGCTCCTCCTCCTGCGGCGGTGCCAGCCGCCCCTGCAAGGCCACTAAGTAGGCCCAATTGAGCATTGTATGCGCTGACCTGATTGCCGTAGTTCTGCTGCGCGAAGTTGCCTGCTGCCTGTTGTGCGGCAAAGAGCGGCGCAGCGGCGACCTGCGTGCCTTGATAGCCTTGGAACTGCGGCATCTGCACCTGAGACCCGCCAAGTAGCGCCGTGATCTCGTTGATCGGCTGCGCCCGCAGCGCCATCTGTTCGGCAAGACCTTGCTGACGCGCTTGGTTGGCAAACGCTGCTGCGGCCTGCGCTTGGTTGAACTGCTGATTCTGCGCGGCCAACTGCATCTGGTACTGCTGCTGTGCCGCAGCCTGACGCTGTGCAAGGGCTTGGTTGTAGAATCCTGCCACGTCCATGCCCTGCCCAAACAACTGCGCCTGCCGAGCGGCCTGCGCGGCCTGTTGCTGCAATGCGGCCTGCTGGTTCTGCGCGAGTGCGGCATTGGCGGCCTGTGCGGCTTGCTGACCCATACCGAACTGAGCAAGGATCGCTTGCTGGTTGAACCCTTGTGCGCCAAGTGCCTGCTGGAACTGCTGTTGCTGCGCTTGGTTTTGTGCGGCTTGGGCGGCAAGGCCCTGTTGAAAATTTTGCCCAATTGCTTGGTTGGCTAACTGCTGGCCGGATAAGCCCATGCCAAACTGAGCCTGCCGGGCTTGGTTAGCAAGGTCGGCTTGCGCTTGCAGTTCGCCAAAGCCTTGCTGACGCATCGCGGCATCCACC